GTAAAGCACAATAAAAGAGACCTAGCTGACAAGGCTATTCAAGAAGGCAGATCTGTTGAAGAGTTCAGAGGAATATTATTGGAAAACATTTCTAATAACACTCCACTTGAAACTCCTTCAGAAATCGGATTAACGCCAAAAGAAGTTAGAAGATTTAGTTTAGTAAAAGCTATCAACGCTCTTGCTAATCCTTCTGACAGAAATGCACAGCGAGCTGCTGAATTCGAATTCGAATGTTCAGAGCAAGCTGCTAGAGAACATGGCAAAGTAGCACAAGGAATTATGCTTCCTGCTGAAGTTCTTCGTAACTGGACTAGAGACATCAACACTGGTGATGACTCAACTCTTATCGCTGAAGATTACAAAGGCGGAGATTTCATAGACGTTCTAAGAAACTCTTCTTCTGTAATGCAAGCTGGTGCAACTATGCTTCGTGGATTACAAGGCAACGTGGTTATTCCTAAGAAAACTGCTGCTGCTTCTGCTGGCTGGATCGCTACTGAAGGTGGAGACTCTGCTGAGTCTGAATTCACTTCAGGATCAGTAACCATGTCTCCTAAAGTTATCGGTGCTCACACTGATGCTTCAAGATTAATGCTTCAACAATCTTCATTAGATATTGAAAACTTAATCAGAGACGACCTAACACAATCTATTGCTCTTGCAATTGATTTAGGTGCTTTAGCTGGTTCTGGCACAAGTGGTCAACCTACTGGTATTGCTAATACTTCTGGTATCAACACAACAACTTTTGCTGCTGCAAACCCAACATTTGCTGAGATTGTAGGCATGGAAAGTGCTGTTGCTGCTGATAATGCATTGTCTGGTTCATTGTCTTACATTTGTAAGCCAGCAGACTATGGAACATTGAAAACAACCAGCAAGGACACAGGTTCTGGTATGTTCGTTGTTGAGCCTGATGGAAGAATGAATGGCTACAATGTTGTTAGAAGTAATCAAGTAACTTCAGGTGATTTCTACTTTGGAAACTTTGCTGACTTGTTAATTGGAATGTACGGTGGGTTGGATATAACTGTTGATCCGTATGCACTTTCAAAAGCAGGTGGCGTGAGAATTATTGCTCTACAAACTGTAGACGTAGCAGTTCGTCATGCTGTTAGTTTCTGTAAGTCATCTGACTAATTAGCTAATGCTTAAATGGAATGGTGGGGGCAACCCCACCACCTTAATTATGAAAAAATATAAAATTTTACAAGACACAGTTGCCAACGGATCAAAAGTTCATGCTGGAGATATAGTAGAGCTAGATCAAGAAACAGGTCATTCATTATGTGGCTATGGCAAGGCAGAAATTCATGTTGAAAAACCAAAGGCTAAACAAGCTGATAGAAGTGTTGGTTTAGAAACATCAGAGGTTAAAGCTCCAAAGAAAAGAGCTAAAAAATAAATCATGCCCATCGAGAGTGCAGCAGATTTTAACTCCTATTTAGACATAAACACAGGTCATGGAGTTACTGCTACATTCTTCGAGGTGCAACAATCATTATGGGATCAAAGAGTTGGTCTCATTGACACTTGGTTCGATATTGATTCTGGAAATACAACCAATATCAACATCATCATAGATCAAGAATATTTCAACATAGAAGGTGGCACAGTTCCTGTTGCTGGTTATCAACCCAGAGCAATTATCAAAGCGACTGATGCTCCTTATATATCGCAAGAAGATAGATTGGTGGTCAATGCAATTACAACTAATCGTGGTAGTGTTTTAAAGCCTGAAACTGCTTTTGTTGTTAGAACAGTAGAGCCTGATAACACAGGCATGGTTTCACTGGTATTAGAGGAAGAATAATGTCTCAATATCGCATGGAAACAGAAGAAGATATGCTTGCTTATTTAGATATTAATTATGGTCATGCGGTAGATGCTGTCTATAATAATGGTGCAAGCTCTAGCACAATAAACATTATATTGAATAATGAATATACAGAATTAGACGATGGGGTAGGTGTAGAAGCTTTAAGCCCTATTGCTTATTGCAGGACAGTTGATGTTCCAAACATATCTTTTGGCAATACCTTAAATGTAAGTGCAATAAAAGATGTTAATGGAAATATTTTAAAAGCTGCTCAAAATTATACTGTTGTTAATATACAAGCAGATAGGACTGGCTTTTCTGCTTTGATGCTTGAGGAAATATAATGGCAAATCACGTCAGACAACAAATAAGAGAAAAAATTGGAGCTACACTGACTGGTTTAACAACCACAGGGTCTAATGTTTTTGAATCTAGGGTTTATCCATTAGAAAATGCAAATTTACCAGCATTAATCATTTACACTAAAGAAGAATCATCTGAGCCTATAGTTATAGGCACACAAAGAGTTATGAGCAGAGAGCTCGCAGTTGTAGTAGAAGGTTATGCAAAAGCTACTAGCAACTTTGATGATACTATTGATACAATAAGCAAAGAAGTTGAAGCAGCAATAGCTGCTGACAGAACTCTGGATGGATTGGCTAAAGATACTTATTTAGAATCCACAGAGATAGAGTTTAATAGCGAGGGAGAAAAGCCATTGGGCTATGTCTCTCTTACATTTTTAACTAACTATTATGTCAAGGAAAACGCTCCTGACGTAGCAGTTTAAAGGAGATAATTATGAAAATGATTAGTCCAGACGGAAAAGTTTCTATAGATGCTCACCCTTCTAAGGTTGAGTCATTATTGAATAAGGGTTGGAAAGAAGAAGCAGCCCCATCGAAAGATAAACCTAAATCTTCTTCTAAAGAAAAGTCGAAAGACGAGGTAGAAAATGGCAACACATAAAGGAAGTGAGGGAACTGTAAAGGTTGGCTCAAATGCTGTGGCTGAAATAAGGTCTTACTCAATCGAAGAATCTGCTGATACTTTAGAAGATACTTCAATGGGTGATTCTGCTAGAACTTATAAACCATCATTAACAAACTTCTCAGGAAGTTTGGATGTTTTTTGGGATGAAACTGATGCATCAGGTCAAGGTGCTTTAAGCATTGGATCAGAAGTAACTTTAAATTTCTATCCTGAAGGTGATACTTCTGGTGATACTTATTACTCTGGTTCAGCCATTGTAACTGGCGTTTCAAGAACTGCATCATTTGATGGATTAGTTGAAGCTAGTATTTCAGTTCAAGGCAATGGTGCTCTAACAGAAAGCACTGTATAAAAATGTCAGCAATAGATAACGCAAAGAAGCATTTTGATAGCATAGAAACAAGAATTATAGAAGTCCCTGAATGGGGTGATGATGACGATAATCCATTAAAGATTTATTGTAGACCCATAACTCTTTCAGAGACTTCTAAGTTCATGAAAATGGCTCAAGATGATGACGTTCAGCTTTTGGCTTATGTTTTAATTTACAAAGCATTAGATGAGGCTGGCGAAAAGTTATTTACTATCGCTGATAAGAAAACCTTATTGGAGAGGGTAGATAGGGATGTATTAATTAGAGTTTCTAGTGAAATGATGAATAATATTTCACAGGAAGAAATTAAAAAAAAGTAATAGAGGATAAGCAGCTATACATAAAGTATGCTTTAGCTGAAAAGTTAAATAAAACCTTAGCAGAAATTGAAGAGATTACTGTTGAGGAATTTCAGGGCTGGTTGGCTTATCTTGAAATAAAGGAAGAAAAAAATGCGAGCAATGGGTAAATCATCTTTATATATAACAATATTTGGTAATGATAAATCTAAAAAGGCTTTTGATAGTTTTAACAAAAGTACCAACCAAGCAAATCAACAAATAAAAAGACTTGCTGGTGCGGTTGCTGCTGCATTTAGTGTTAGAGAAATAGTTGAAGCTGCCAACGTTATGATTGGCGTAGAAAACAGAATGAACGCCTTAACTGGCAGTGCTGAAAAAACAGCAGAAGCTATGAATCACATGAGAAGAATAGCTTCTGATTCCAGATCAGACTTTGATGCTGTGGCTATGCTTTATACACGTCTTGCTTTGGCAACAGAGCATTTAGGGGCAACTCAACAAGATGTTGCTGACGCAACTCAAACAGTAGCAAATACATTTATTATTGCTGGTTCTCATGCTCAAGAAGCCAATAACTCTGCTAGACAGTTAGCACAGGGTCTTGCTTCAGGAGCTCTGAGAGGAGATGAGCTTAGGTCGGTAATGGAAAACAATACCATTCTTACCAAGATGTTAGCCGAAGGTC